GAGCGCATAGCGGCCATGCCGATGCGCGAGTCCGGTGTGGTGTTGGCTCGTGTCATCCTGCGTGTCCGTTATGCCGGTCAGTTCAAGGGTCTCGACGCGCGCCGGGGCCACCGGGAAATAACGGGCCTGCACCTCAAACCGAAGCGCACCATCGGCCCACGGGTCCGAGTCGGTCCTGCTGATCGTGTTGGTTTCTGGGTCCCATGACCACTCGTCGCGATCGAGCGCACCACCCAAAACATTGTCGATCACGGCGTCCACGCTTGACATGGCAAACGGCAGCGTCAGCGTGGCCCCGCCGCCATTGAACAACCCACGGTAAGTCTTTTCTACGCCCTCGACGCCGAAACCGTCGAGGTAGACCGTCGTCTCATCGACCTGATATCCGGCGTCCGGGTTCACGAAACGAACCCGCAACGCTTGCGGGCGTGGCTCCAGAGACCGGCTGGCCCGCAGGTTACGCGAGTTCCTGGGGCTGATGACGGCGACCGGGTTCGACTGAATTCGATCCCAAACCACCGAGAACTTGCCGTCACGAATGTGCGGCGATGCCAGAGCGGCCGCCAGCACGTCCTGCATGGCCCGCTCTTCAGTGACGTGGCGATCAAAAATGCCGTCGAACCGGTAGCCCATGTCGTTGCAGTGCTGGGCAAACTCACGGATGGTCGCGAGGTCGAGCCGGTCATCCGGGATCGGTTCGCTGGTCGCGGTGCCGCGCAGGATGTCGCAGTAAATCCACGCCGGGTTCCGGTACACCGGATTGTCATCGTCGTCCAGCAGGTCAGGCCCGCGCCATTCCGTGCCGTCGTGCCAGTAAAGCGGCGCTTCGACGATGCAGTTCACCTGGTCGGCCTGCCCGTTCAACTTTTCGCTCGCATCCATCTGCATCGCAAGCAGTGCAATGCGCTCACGCATGCCGGACGAGATCGGCGGGGTATTGCGAAATGATCGCCAACGATCGAGGTGTACGGTGTTGAACACGTTTGGATCGGTGACCTCGGGCGTCACGCGCCGCACCTGCACTTCGTATCTTCCGGGCGGAACATACCAGTAAAATCCGCGCCTGTACGTGCCGGGAAACGCCGCCTCGTTGAAGATCGCGAAGGTGCCGGTTGCGGGCGCGCCGAACAGGCGCGTGAGGTTCCACCTGTTGATCACCCATTGCCAGAACTTCGGGAGTGTGTTGAGGTCGGGGCCGTAGCCCTGCGCTATGTAGCGCTGGATTGTGACGTAATTATCGACTGCATGCAGGATCGCAACGAGGCCCGATAGTGCGTCGTTGAACGCGCCGAGGTTGTCTGCATTGGTGTCGAGCGCGTCGGCCGAGTTGTTGAGTTCCTCGGACAGTCGCATGACGGATTCGTAGGTGTCGTTTAGTGTCATGCGCTGCGGGCCGGTGAGGTCCTCGTCGGCGAGCCGGGTCTGGAGATAGAACTGGACACGCCCCATCTGGGCGCGCAACCATAGTTTCAGCCCAACCGCCGCAAGCCGCTGGCCGCTCGCGACGCCGTGCAACACCGTTACTGTGGTGTCGATTATTTCTTGAAGCTGGCCGATCCGAACAAACGTATCATCCGAGATGAAATCCTCCACGGCCTCATTCTGGATCACCGGGTCCCACACCGGCAGCACATTGATCCACGCGGCATCACCACCGCCGACGGGGCGGTATCGGCACTCAACGTCGACACGCTCACCCTTCACGTCGTTTCCGGAACGCCTGTAGAGGCCCTGCGGGAACACGAGATCAACGCCGATCTCCGTCACATCGGATTGCGTCGTGAATGACGCCACCTCCGCGTGTGGCCTTGTATAGGTCCCTACGTACTCGCCGTTCTGCGTCTCGATGACCTGACGGGTCCACGTCGCCGCATAACCCAATTTGCGGTCAACTGACTGTTCTTCTGCGTCTCGCGCGCCGCTGTACAATTCCACCGGGTCAGTCGGCGGCGGATCGAATTCCCAGCCGGTCTCCGTGTAGTGCAGGATGCCGGATTGCGCGCCGTTTTCGGTCGAAACGAAATCAGCGAGGTCCAGTTCGCCAACCTTGATCTCGCTGACGCGCAGCGGCTTGTAGCCCAAACACAGCAGGACCTTGGCGCGCTGGCGATCGCCATTGTAAAGTTCTGTGATCGGCACGGCAGCCATGGGCGGGAAAATGCGGTTCCGCCCGTATATCCTCGGTACCGCGCCGTAAGGATTGAAACGGTTGCGCGTGCCGGTCAGGGAATAGTTCTGTCGCTCGGTCGGTTCAGTTGGCGCTTGAATCAACGTGAAAACACCGATGTACCCGAGTATCTGGGCGAGCGCACGGATCACGCCGCCCCAGACGCCGCCAATGCCGAGAATCGACGGCAGAATCTGACCAAACAGCGACACGCCGATCACACCAATGGTCCGGAGATCATCCGCGCCGAAATCAGGTCCCTGCGGAGTAATGAGCACTGTTAGGATGCGGCCTGTCTTCGGCCTGCACGATCTCCATGCATCGCGCGGCACGGCGTGTCCGTCGATCTCGAATGTCACAGCGTCCCAAAGGTCGCGGTCTATCGGCAGGGCTTCCAGAATCTCCAACACCGTCGAGCCGACAGGCACCTGAAACGTTCCAGTGCGACTCGGAAACACCGCAGATCGCACGGAGACAGTGAGGTTGTCTGCAACGCATCCCAAGCATGTGATCATCATGGCGTGGCCTGCTGTACGCGGCAGTGCCGGTAGATTCCATCGATTCTGCTTATCCATCGCATCGAGGTGAACCGCTCGATGCATGACGTTCCTCCGCGCACGATGTGCAGCATCTCAGAGTTGTCGAGTGCAATCCCGCAGTGCGCGGGTTGGCCCGCGATATTAAACAACAGCGCATCCCAGAGCCGCGCTGTTTCGACCCGCCGCCACTCGCCGCCCACGACACCCTCGGCCTCGTCGAGGTGCAGGCCGCAAAGCTCGCGGTAAACGAGGCGTAGCAAGCCGTAGCAGTCCACCCCGTCGCGCGTGTCGCCGCCGGGCCGGTACGGCAGGCCCAAATAGGGCCGCAGGTCTGGCGCGTGCAGCGCGATCACGACGCCACCCCGCTGCTGAATAGGCCGGGGAAATCGAAGGCGTTCATGTCGTCCTTGGGAAATCGCCGGTTCGCCACGCGCGCAACGTTCAGCACGCCACGAACTATGCTGGCGTTATAGTCGATCTCGACAAGCTCAAGCGGCACAAAGTCAAGTTCGAGGGTGTCGAATTCCGGCGGGTCCGCGCCCGCGTCAGTGACCGAGACGATGCCGATCTTGACCGTGATCCCGTCTTCGAGGCCACGGATGTGTGGCGTCAACACCTGATCGATGTTCTCCACCTCGATCTCTGTGTCGCGGAATCCGTCCTCACGCTCCTCGCCAAGCTCGATCGTGAACTCTCGCGCCGTGTAGGTGTCGCCGTTGTGGCTGATATTCTGAGCGTTTCGGACGAACCGCAGCGGCGTCATGAGTGAATGGTGATTGATCTCGACGATCCAGAGCACGTAGCCGCCCGTGGATTGCGACATCATCGATGCCACGGTAGATATCGAGAGCGTGCGCGCCATCAGGTCGGCACCGTCGGCATCAGTTCGAGTTCAATGGTGCCGCTGTACCAGCGCGTGTTTCCACTGAGTGATCCGACGGTCATGCGCCAAACAGGGGCCTTGCCGTCGCGAAATCGGAACACGCGCGCCGTGCCGCTCCCGGCGTGATTGGCATCCAGCATGTCCTGCCACACGAACTCTAACGTACCGTGCTGTAATGTGTCGTAGAAAAACGTGTTGAATGCCGCCAGTTGCGTTCCGTTCAATTCGATCGGCGTGCTCTGGAATCGGCGCGCGAGCGTGCCGCGCCTGCGAATTTTCGACGGACCGACGTCCGGCTTGAAAATCACGGTATTGGGTTCGCGCTCTTCCTCCCATCCGACAAACGGGGTTTGGGGCAAACTCGGCGGCCACACGGGATGCGGCATCAGGTGGGCCTCCGTTGCAGGCCATAGAGGCCAGCGAGATCGCGGTTGAACTCGCCCTGCCGGAGACTCTTGCGCACAAGGTTCCGGATCACCACCTCGATATTGCGCGTGCCATCCGGCCCCGTGCTCTCACGTGTCTCCGCCTGTGCGCCGGAATAATTGTGAATCTGGATGTTCACCGAGCCGCCGCTCGTGGCCGCGACACCGAGCCGCCCATCACGACCACGTTGAAGCGGCATGACGGCCTCCGGGCCAGCCTCGCCCATGAGCGCCATGGGTGCGATGGTCGGACCCGTTATCACGCCGCCGCGCGCGAGCGGCACAACGTTGCCGTTGTTGAACACGCCGCCCTTGGCGAAGCCGGGCAGGATGTCGCCAATGTAGTTCACGATCGGATTCAGGAACAACTCGCTCAGCGCAATCCGCGCGAGATTGTCCAGAACGCTGTCCACAAATTCCTGAAACGTCGCCTCTCCGGTGCGGGCAAACTTAACGATCCGGTCTGCGAGATCATCTATCCATTGATTACTGGCCTGCTTGACCTCGTCGATCACCTTGGCGATGCCCTTGAGTTCCTTCTGTCCTTTGTTGCCCAACAAAGCGAATGCGCTGATAAGCTGATAGATCATTTCCAGTACAAGCCCAAAAATGCCGAGCGCGGCCTCCCAGGATAACCGCACGCCCGCCGCGACCGCTGCCGAGATCGCCTTGAATAGCTGCAATCCTATGCCGGCCAACTGCACCGCGATCTGGATGCCCTGAATGGCCTTCGTGACGCCCTTGAACTTATCACTTACGCCACTCAACGCCTGTCCGACCTGGCCAAACGACTGTGCAAAGTCGTTCATGGCACCACGAATTCCATTGATCTTGTCCTGTGCAGCCTTTGCTACATCTTGTTGAGTTGTATCGATGAGTTCTAGCACGCCTTCCATCAGCCGATCTTCGATGTCGTCCAACGATTCCACCCAAGCCCGCCGCATCGCGTCTGCCGCCACAACCCCGGCATCGCCCATGCCACGGATCATTTCGATGGCTTCAGCGATTTCAGGCCCAGCCGCGTCAGCGATATCACCGAACAGCATTTCGCCCAGCCGCATCACGGTTAATGGGTCGTCCAGTTCCGCCGCAGACAGCAGCTCGATAGATTCCATGAACTTCGCCACAACGGCTGTGCCGGGGTTCAATTGATCGAACAGCGCAACGGCCCGTTCTCGTGCCTGTTCCAGTTCCCGAGCGGCCTTGTCGGCTGCTGCCTTGACGCCTGCCGAGAACTCGGACTCCGAGGCACCGAACAGTAGTTGCGTGAAATCGGGCGGCGTGTAGCCCGGGGCGATCGGGTTCGCGACCACATCAGCGAGTTCGCGCTTGATGTCCTGGATGGTGCCAGTGACGTCGCCGAGCACGGAGTCGAGGCCCAGCCGCGATACCATGTTCTCAAATTGTTCGCCTAAGATCGCGCCGAGATCGCCGATCTCTGGGACGAACGCGTCCTTGAGTTCGCCCCACCAGCCGCGCATTTTCGATGTCAATGACGAAAATGCACCGCTGAGATCAAATCCGGCACGGGCCGCCGGCGACACACCAGCGCGTGCAGGCGCGCCAGAGATCTCGTCCAGCATCTTGCGGAACCCGACGTAGTAATCGACCACAGATCTGCCGACTGATTTCAGGTAACCAATGGTCGAGCTCGCCCAGTTGCCCGTCGCGTTATCGAGGTCGCTCAGCGTGTTGCTGACCTCGCGTTTCATGATGTCCCAGTCGCGCGACAGCTTCGCGATCGACAACGCGATGGCCGCGACAGCCCCGCCCACGATGACGGGTCCGGAGAATATTGCGGCCCACGCGAGCGCGGCTGCCGCAGCAATCAACCGAAACGCACGCACGACCGGGCCAGCCACCAGCCCGATACCGCCGAGCGCGGCGATGGCCAGCCCGGTACCGGTTACGATCCGCGCGAACTGCTGGACTAACTCAGGATGCGCGTTCGCGACCGCAACGACACCGGCGAGATATCGGTTAAGCCCGATCGCCATATCGTTCACGGCGGGCAACAGGGCCTCGCCGAATTCGAGCGTGAGCGTCTTGATGCTGTTTTGGAGCCTGCGGAACTGGTTCGACGCGCTGTCAGACGTGCGAATCAGGTCGCCCTGCGCGGCGCGCGAGGCCTCCAGTATGACGCCGTAACGGCCCA